TGGGCTGTTCCGTTTCTCTTTCACGATACGCGGCCCCAGATTGTCCACCTTCGTCACCGCGTTATCCAAATGCCGCGCCAACACCGGATTACCGTCATGCACGAACCGTTCCTCCATCACACCATCCAAGAAAGTCGCACACGCCTTCACCATACGCGAAGCGGAAGTAGACGGCCACTCCACAATCGGCAGCCCACGATCCTCCAGCACCTGCATCGACCGTTGCCACCGGAAAGGGTCGCAAGCGATTTCTCTCACATTAGGGTGGTTAGCGCAAAATTGGATTATCTCGTTCTCGACATCAGAAATATCGACACGCCAGTTCTCATCACCCTCCGCCAAATCCTTCTCCCACGCCTTCACCAAAAAGATACGCACCTTCTCTTCAGGGGTTTTAGGAATTGTAGCGCCCACAATAACGGAAGCGTCACCACTGAATGACCCGTCAAAGCCAAGGATGATTTCATCATCTTGACTTATCTCAAACTCGCCCGCACACTTATCCCATGCCCCGGTGGGTAGCCATGATGTTGCGGAGGATACCCATTGGTTGCACCGCTTCGTGCGGAACTCTGCCTCGGGTGTCCGCCGTACTGCTGATATGAAGTCTTCTGGGTCGGAAATGTCACCGTATCCTGGGTTGGCTTTCGCCCATGTTGCAGGGTCTTTGTGGTCACCGTCGTCTTCCCACCATGCCATGAAGAAGCTAGAGTCTTCTACCTCTGCGGAGGATACTTTCTGACCGTACTGGTAGAGGCTGTAGGCGATGCTGTCACGCCCGGCGTTGTCTGTCTTCACCCCAGCTGTGGTGATTGCGACGAGGGTTGCTAGGCGGCCTCGGGATCCCATGGAGAGTGACATAACATCGAACAGTTCCCGGTTGGGTTGAGCATGTAATTCGTCGAACATAACGAAGTGAGGGTTGAGCCCTTCCTTGGAATAGGCTTCGGCTGATAGGGCTCGGTAGACGGAACCGCTGGAGGGTATCTCTATAGCGTCTCGGTAGATGTTCGTCATGGCTGAGAGTTGTTGCGAGGCTTCCACGATCCGTTTAGCATCCTTGAAGACGATACGGGCCTGTTCCTTCTCGGCGGCGACCGAATACACTTCCCCACCGTTAGGGCCAAGCATTAGCGAATAGAGGGCGAGGACTGAACCGAGCGCAGACTTCCCTGACTTTCTAGGCATCCCGATAAGTTGCACCCGATGACGCAGGCCGCCTTCCTCGTAGGCGAACATGTTTCTAATAAGTTCCTGTTGCCATTCGCGCAACACCATCTGCTCGCCCATTTTCCCGGCAACAGAATCCTTAGTGATAATCCCAAAGTTTTCCGCAAACTCGATAACCAAGTCACCCTGTCCGGCATCTACCTGTTCTTGAGGGACAGGCGTTAACCAGCGCGGTGGCCAAGAATCAGAGAGCGTTACGCTTTGCAATTAGCTCCTCAATTTTCGTTTGCTTCTTCACCTCAGCTACGCCCAGTCTTGATCTGTCAGACGGCGAAAAGCCTAGTAGCGAAAGGTTCCCAACAATCAGTCTAGTGAGGTTGTCTAGCCTGCGGGCCATTTGCATGTCATCGGTCTGCATAACTTTAATCCGTAGATTCCAACGCTCATCGACCATCTCGGAAGTCATAAGCAGTAACTCTAAGTCAGTTTGGGGGCTAATCCAGTTGATGCCAGATCCCCACACTCGATCCCACAGTTCGCGGCCAGGCTTTAGGAGGGGTCTGGTCGGTTCAGGTATTTCACTGGCGCGTTCCAAAATCTCTACCTCTTGGCCGGCGGTTAGGGGCCGTTTGCCCGGATTGCCCAGGAGCCTCTTTTGTTCTATCGGCTTGGACGGTCTACCTGCAGGCATAACGCAACCTTACACTGGTTTCCGTTTCTTGTTCAGGCCGAGCCGTAGGGCGACGTGCGAATTGTCAGGCCAGCCCTTCTTGGGTTTGAACTGTATAAGGTCTGGGTAGGTCGTTACCAGGTACGCGGCCTCCCGCAACTTTTGCTCCATACGTTCATCGAGCCCGCCGTAACCGCCAGCGGTATAGCGTTTGCACTTAGGCAGAATCCAGCGATCGACCGCCACTATCCCGAACTCCTGAATGTTTTTTGCTGTCCAGCAAAGGTCATCTATCAGCTGCGCGTTACCATCGAAACGTAGATGTGTTTTCTTTACTAGCCAGGCCCGCCCATCGGCAAGGATGTTGTATCCCCACTTTTTTTTGCGGAAGATAGGATTCTCGAAACCTGCCCAGCCCAGCAGGGCGCAACCCATCTCCTCCAGCATCGGTATAGCTTCTTCGGCTCGGGCCAGTAGCTCAGCGGTGCTAATTTTCTTTTGGAACTTCCGCCGGTACTCGTTCTGGTTCTCGAAAGTTATCGGGAGCGCTTCCCTTGTTTCTTCGCCGTAGGTGTCCAGCTCGTAGCATTGCTGTAAATCATCGACTAAGAAAAGAGCCCACTCGCCTTCTTCCATCATGTCGAGCGCAAAGTTACGGTTGTTCGCTAACCCCTTCGGCTCCCCCGTTACTAGCAGCCGTTCCGGGTAAACCCGATCGCCCGCCGCAAACTTGACAGCATCGCTTGGGAGGTGGCACAAGACCGTATGATCTACTCCGTCTGCTTCTAACATCATCGAAGTCGTCATGCTGTCATACCTGTTGTAGGCGAAGACAAAAACTTTAGTCATTTGTTATTTTGGTGTTCCCGTTCGAGCGCCCGGTCTTGATGCGGGCCCGTATATCGGCCTCGGTGGTTTCGGACATACTGGCTTCTCGTTCCGTACGGCGAGCCCGCGCTTCCCCGATCTCTACCGCGTATGTGTGACAATCCTTCATGCCACGCTTGGCATAGAAAACGATTGAGTAACGGTAGCCGTCTTTGGCGCGAGCCTCCATCGGTGTAACACCGTGAACATAAGCGTGGCCGTTGAACCAGACCGCCCATCCGTCGCGGCAGTTGATCGTCAAACCGTACTCAGGCATATGAAGGTTTCCGCCATTCATGCCGCGCCGTATAACTGGCATCGCCGACCAAGTGTCAAAGTTAGAACCATCGCGGTGATAAGGGAGCGCAGAACTTTGGTTGATAACGCCAGAAGTCCACAGGGCATCTTCCGTCATCCGCCATTCGGGCAGGACAGCTTCCATCTGCTTGTGATCCTGATCATAAACTTCCGGTAGCACCTCCTTCAGGTACAGACCGAGAGCGTTAGCGGCGTCGTTCAAAACCATCTGCGCCTCGGGTGCCTCCCAAGTCAAAGCTGTAGGTGTGCAAGCCTCTCGCCGCAATACGGCTGACCGGGTAGTGAAACCGAAAACCTTGCTCACGTTCCTCGTCCCCGAAGCTCGCAAAGTCGTACCGTAGGAAAGGTTCAAGACGATCTGCCGCAACTTGGTGACACCGCCCGGCATCGGCGCATAGACCAAGATAGCTTCCCCAGTCAGCTTGTCCCGGTAAATGCCTGCCTCGTTTACGTTGGGCTCGTAAACTTCCACCACTTTCCCGACGATCTCATCGGCTTCTGGCTTCGTCACAGAACGCTCAATCAAAAACTCTGGCAAACTATTCATTTGATAATCTCTCTTTCACGAGCCTCTCTACAACAGTAGCGGTATCGTCTGCCCCCATTATCTCAGCTAGCCGCGCAAAATCCTCGACCATCCCCTTGTAAACATCGTTAGGGTAATAGAGCATTATTGCCCGCACAGCCCTCGATGCGTAACGCTCCAAGAACTCATCGTAAGTATTGGTTTGCTCTACCTGTAAATCTGCTTTCCCATCCTTCTTGCTAGTCCGATCGCCGAGCCCCCCATCCATCACGGTCGCCGGAGCCGAACCTATGTTCTCGTCAACCAGGGCGCGGTAATCCTCGACGTCAATCTGCGTGAAACCGACCGACTCAAGATCGGAAGGATCCAGCATCTCGAAAGCCGAGACAAGTTCCTCGACGTCCCACTCGCCAAGCTGCCCGATACGGTTATCGGCAATGGAGTAGGCGGTCGCTGTTTCGTCGTTATCGTCTACCCACACGACAGCGATTTTGTCCCAGCCAAGATCCCGCGCAGCCTGATACTGATGGTTCCCGGCAATAATTACTTTCGTCTTCCGGTGCGCCACTATCGGCTTCCGCTGCCCGAACCGTTCATAAGACTTTTTGATTGCCTCGACGTCGCCCTTGCGAGGATTCTTCTCCGCCAATTTCAGATTTGACAAAGGCGCTGAGAGGCCCTGTAAGTCCTTAGCTATGTTGTTCAACAAAGTGTGCGCTCCTTGGCTTTTAGGCCCCCAGTCGGGCCCCTGTAGCCTATCAGGGTCAGCTCAGCATAGAAAACCCATAATTTCGCGGGCGTGGGCGAAAGCCTAAACTAGGGGGTTTGCATCTGAGCGTCTATATGGGCGTGACCCGCCCCCTATGTGCCCGGAGGGGGGGGTGGGTGTCCCCTGTGTGTCAGGGCCGCTTAGATGGTCGGTGGTGCGGTGTTCCCTTTGCGTCGGTTGCAGCTGCGGTGTGCGGGAAGAAGCGGAGAGTATGGGTTTCCGGGCTCAAGATGATCTGCTTCGAAGGGATCGGCGGCGCGCCCCCCGCCCCCGCATAGGTGGCATAGGTGAGCCCCCCCCCGTACCGCCTTTGCTGCTTTCTGATACTCCTTGTTATAGAGCAGGGCTTTCTTTTCTTTTCGGGCTGGTGTTTCGTTCCGGTATCGGATTTGATTCCGCGCTTGTGTGTGGGTGGGACAGCGTGAACCGGTAGGGGTCAGTACCCCACAGTCAAGGCAGGGTCGTGGGGCCATTACTTCTTTTCGCGTGTTTCTCTTTTATAGTCCCGCCACTGCGCCCAAAGCATTATTAACATCGCGGCCAAGCAGCTAACGGCAACCCCAAGCAGGAACCCGGAAACCATAAAATAGTTGCCCTCACTCATGATTTGCTTTCGCCAGTAAAGTTTTCAGTGTTTCCCCCACCCGATACTCTGCATCTTTCACTCCCGCCTGGTATCCCATATCCCATGCGCCTCCGCGTTCCCCTAACCATCCGTCAAGATACCCTCGCTTGTAGGCTTCCTGCCCAACTACCAACTCAGAGTTTGTAGTTGGCTTGCAGCAGTCGAATTCCCTTTGTCCCGCAACCCCTGCCGATTTCATCCGGCTTTCCGTGTCCTCGACCCCAGCATCGTAACCCGCATCATAAAATGCCTGGCCGCCTCGTCGCTGGAATCCCCTCCCGTACGCTTCGTCTATGACAGACTCAAGCCAGACATCAAAGTCTTTGCCGTCATTGTCATCAGGATCGTCTGTGTAGGTGCGCGTCATGTCCCGGTAAGTCATCCAGGCATCCCTCAGCCGGTCAATACTTATTTGCGTCTGCTCACTCATAGGTGGTATTCCCCAATCATCCGAACAATCCGCTTCTCTGGTGTCTCCCCATAAAGCGCAATAATTTCTTCGCGAATACGTGTCATGTCCCAACTAGTTTCTCGCCTCATGCGCCCAACAATGCGCTCTACTTCTTCCCGAGAGAATCCGATTGCTTCAGCCATTGCAACAGTCTCGTCCAGTTCAGCCCATGCTTTTGCAACCTCACTCATTGTGTCCCATCTCCCTTGTCCACTGTAGGCTACCCCCTATCCGCCAATATGCCTAATCAGAGCAGCTCAATGCTCCCCCGGAACGGTTCACCCTGCACCAACTCGAAACAAGTAATCGCTGTACTACTATCGCCCCCTCCGCGGATCCTAGAAAACCAGTCGCTCCCGTTGTCCGACGTCGCACACTGCACCCACCAACGACCCAACCCCGAACCCGACACTTCCTCCACCCGGCTGTGATGAAAATGGCCAGACACCAACAACGTCGCTGCCGCCAAATACGAATCCCGAAAACTAGCCTTCGACCAAAACGCGGTGACACCATCCGGGCGTGACACCTGATGCCCATGAATTGCCCCCAACACATGTTGCCCGTCACCGAACACGTCGAAAGCGAACCCTTCCTCATGCGGTTGAGGTATCAGCCACTCCGTCACCGGCAAACCCACCTCGGTAGCCAGCCGACGCAACTGTTGCA